CGGATGCAGAAGTCGTAACCGAGGGAGGGGAAACAAAGAAAATCAGCGACATGGATGTTGCTGAGGTTCAAAACGAGACCATCCGCTACGAGAATCTGTTGGAGGGGGAGACTCGACAGACCCGAGACGTCGCCCGACTCTTCCTTGCAAGGGAAGCTCTCGTCGATGAGTCCCGCCGCCGGGGCCTCGCCTTTGTTAACGACCTGCCTTCGCAAAAAGTCCCACCCCCCATCGCTACCTCGGACAAGGTAGCCGAAGAGGGCGGAGAGGAGACGGCGGAAGAAGGACCTGAGGTTGAAGTTAAGGCTTTCGCAATCGGCGATGTGGTTGCATGGGTTGTCGGGGGGAAAACCCGCCAAGGGGTTGTTGCTGGTTTTTACCAGTTCCTTGGTAGTGGCCGGCTTGTTGAAGTCGAAAGTCTCGACGACGCTTCCCACTACTATGTTGAACTTAAAAACGGGAACTCAGAGTTTGTCAAGAAAACGAAAGTCTTTGAACCTATCTCCCAACGCACGGAGGCGGAGACCCCCAACAAAAAGACCGCTACAAAAAAGAAGACCAAAGGCCCGAAGACTCCGAAAAACTCAGCCCCGGCCGAGGAAAGCTCTGAGCTTTCTGCAGAGATCCTCGGGCTGTCTGCCGCTGACCCTACCGTAGCAGGGTTGGCTTCCGCTGTTGTAGCTAAACTTGGAGACAAAGGAGTGTTCGCGGCGTTCAACGCGTTGAAGGGGAACCACAACGTAAGGTCACTAAAGCAGCTTGCAGAACAACTCGGAATAGTCGCAAACGTAACTCCGGCCCCGGAGACGGAAGCGGTCGACCTCGAGGTGGTCAATGACGTCGCCTTCCCAATGCAGGGGGTTGTTTACTTGGAGCCTCACGAAGACTTCGTCCGTGAAGGGGCGGATGCGATTGCATCCCTTGAGAGTGTTGGTCTCCTCTCCCGGAAAAAGGAGAACAAGGACGCGAAGGGATACCGTAACTTTCTTGTGTACCAGACCCCGGAAGGAGAAGTTCGGGCAGCAACGACCTACTACACCAACCAGTATTACATCAAGGATGTTCGCAAGACCCCGGAAGGGTCGGACCCTGACAGGTCCAGGAAAAACCAGGTAAAACTGGAAGATCTACTAAAAGAAAACAAACCTCTTTACTGGGGTTCTTTTGCTCAGGCTGCCCCCAGAACCTTTAACGTCGACGGGATTGACTTCGACCGGCTCGTTCAAGACCTCTCTGCTCAACAAGAACTCCTAACTTCGATGGAGAAGTTGGTGAATTCAGGAGAAATCAAGCAGGCATATAGTATTATGCTTGGACAGGCGTTGCGCGAGGAGGGCGAGGAGATTGACTCCCGCATGGACGACATGCTGACCTTCCTTGACCGACTCGGCGTCCTGTCTCAGAAGTACCGGCAGGAAGGCTCCCGTGCTTTCTTCTACGGTGCGCTCCAGACCACAGACAGCATCAAGGTCCTTTTGAAAAAGCTGAACGGGTTGACCCAAAATCCGGACAACCTGCATGAGATTCTCTTCCAGAATGGGAAGACAGGTAGATTCCTGAATTTGTTTACCGAGGGCACGATCAGAGAACTTATCTCAGCTTCCCGGATAGGAGATCAGGTAGACTTTGAGAGTCGTTACTTTGCCGCAGCTCAGGAGTCTTCTCCCGAGCTTCAAGAGAAGATTGAAAAAGCCCTCGACGGGTTGCCAGAAGATGCCTCCGACAAGGACAAGGCGGATGCGCGGGACAGTGCGACATCTACCTTCCTTCGTGGGAAGTTCCGCACCATCTCTGAAATGGGTAAGCGTTGGTTGTTAGGGCCCCTCGGCTTTAAAAGCTCAGACCTGGGAGAAGAGTCCCTTGAAACCGGAGGCCCGGAAGGAGGAGGTGTTGTTGTCGCAGACGAGGGGCGTGGGTTTGAAGCCCTTGCAGACGGGGGGAGGTATATCTCCCGCGAGGCTTTCGAAGAGATCACTGAAGTCGTTGGGACCAAGATAGAGAGAGGGGGCGAGAAAATCACCATAGACCTCGAGACTGCCATCGCTCGCTACTTAAATAACAGTAAGGCTGTCCACCGTCAGGGCCTCATAGATATTATCAGTGAGGTCTTCGGGGCCTCTCCTTCAGCAGACGTTGCCCCTCTTACAGAGTTGGCTGTTAAGTTCCGGGTCGAAACGATGGAAGACTTGGCTGAAGTTGACCGCGATGTCCAAGACTCTTTCAACGCTCTCGCCACAACCCTCCTTGTAACCCGAATTAAAAATGCTTATGAAAACGAAAACTTCACCGAAGCCCTCGATGCAGAGGAGCAAGAACGTCAAAGGCTTTCTGGAGATACTGGCCCCCAACCTCGCCAGCTTCCGGGGAGCCCCGAGCCAGACCGCGTTGGAGGAAGTCAGGCGACGCCACCGCCTTCTGCTAAAGTCCCGACGATAGCTGAAAGGTCGCAACCTACAGAGGACCGGACGGAGCCACGCCCTATCTCGGCAGAGGAGGTGCAGATGTTTGCTGCGGCTATGCAGTCGTTCTCCCTCCCGAAGTCCAAACGGGCGGAGGCTGCCCCTCAGTATCTTATTGAAGGGTCAGGCCTCGGCTTGAGAAATATAGACCAGGTCCGTAAAGCTCTTCAGTCTCTTTCTACAACTGATGGGGTGTTCATCGTTTACCTTAACGATCTTGGGACTGCAGTCTTCACCCAAACTCCTTTACCTGAGGGGGCTTCTCCGAAGAAGATTCAAACAAAGTGGGACGTCAACGAGTCAAAAGCTCTGGAAGGGAATCCCACGGAGCCCCCGCGGGTTGACCCGCAAATTAACGAGGAGGATGCTGCTACCGATGAGGAGACCTCTCGGGGGAAAAAGACCAGACAGGAGGCGAAGAAAGAGAAGGCCGCCCGTCGGGGTAAAACTGAACCTTCAGAAGGAGGGGAATTATCTGCAGGGGACCAGGAGACCCTCGACTCATTAGAAATTATGGCGAGGCAACTCACAGAGGAAGTTGCAGAAGTCAATGCCCGGATTAGGCGGGAGATGGCGGCCTACACAAAGACCCTTGATAAAGCTGTCGCCGGCAGAGGGGACCAATATCTGGAGGAGAACCTCGTTCTTCCCCCGGACTTGGTGGAGGAAATTACCAAAGACACTTCGGTCCCTATGGCTGAACCTTTAACGGTCAACGCTATCCGTCAGAATTTCGCTGACAAGCAGGCGGCCGTTGTAGAGATTTTAAGAGAATTCCGCGAGTCAAAAGGGATTCAAGAGAGATACTCGATGGGAGTTCCCGGTGAGTTTACAGACCCCATCCTCTCTGAAGCCACCCTCCGTGCAGCTCTCGACGGGATGGGCGCAACGAATATCACCATCCAGTTCCTGCCACACGAAGGTTGGGAGGGGCGTCTCGTCCTCGATGGCGAAGGGTCCCCTCTTCAAATACAAATAAACTCCGGGCGTATCCGTGGGGTCCGACATCTTGGTGACGTTGTCATGCACGAGTTGGCGGAATGGGCGTCCGCCGAAGAAGACCTCACGTCTCTGGTTTCTTCTCTGACCTCCAGCGAACGTGCGGAGATTGATGAGACAATCCGGGACCTCGGTTACCCGGACGTCGCTCTCGGAACAGAGACCACTGCGAGGGCGGTGGAGACTCTGGCCCGGGCTTGGGGGACTCGTTCATGGTTCCAGCGAATTGTAGCTCGTATTCAGACTTTCTTACAAAGGTTCGGGATGCCCCGAACAAGGGCAATCGCGGAACTCGTCGCGGCCAGGGCTATAGCAACAAGTCGGAATAAACTTCAATTCCTGAACAAGGTTATTGAGTCGAGCCCGGAACGCCCTCTGAATTACCGGCATGCTTTGAGCAAGAAGAAGAGGACGTTCCTCGGTCTTAACGAAGAGGACGTCGTTCTTTCGAACCTCATCGAAAGGCAGTCCAATCTTTTCGCTGGTGTTCAAAACGCGGAACAGTTGGAACGTAGGATGGTTAACATCTTTAGCGACTTCCTTGAAAAGGTACGTGACGGGAAGTTCTTGAACAAAGGTATCAACGAGGACCTCTATGGACAGATTATGGGAGGGGCAAACGGGGAGTTGGACCAACAGCAGAAGGACCAACTGCTAAGGGGGATGCACAAGTCCCAAGAAAGAATTTTCGATAAATGGTTGAAGGAGCTGGCTTATCTGGGCACTGCTGATTCCCCCATAGGGGGGTCCCCCTCGGAGGGTCTCGCCCGAAAGTTCGTCACCATCCAGTCCGCTGTCAAAGAAAGAGTCGTCCCTCAGAAAGACGGGTCATTTAAAAGGAAAAAGTTGGGGGGTAACGCAGACGCGTTACCTTATACTCCTTTCCCTGAATTGGTGTCACGCCTGATCAGAGAACTGGGGGACCCGGTAAATCAGGGGAAGAGAGTGTCCCAGTTGATTTATGAAACTGCCCAAGACGAGTTGCAGAAAATGCTGGAAGGCATCCCTCGTCGCGAATCCCCCGTCGTTGCTGAGATGGCGAGTGGAGAAAACGTCCCGATTACCTGGGTCAGGTTCTCCAGTTCCGCAGAAGACCCGGACACTTACGAAAGGAACGTCGTAGCAATGGAGACCCTGTCCGCAACCTCTGAGTCTATCTACCCGGGGTGTTGGTGTACAGGTCTGGGGTCGGCGGCAGGCTACTTAGACAAAGGGTCTTTTTATATTGGTTACGATGCTCAACAACTTGCACGAATTGCGGTGCAGGTCACTGAGCAGGGGACAGGAGAGGTTCGGGGCGTTCGCCCAGGGCAGAGAATGGAACCGGAAATGGTCCCTGTTGTGATGGAACATTTGCGGTCTTCCGAGGACTTAACAGACTCTTCGGAGAATGAGTTCGTTGCTGACCTGCTTCTTAAGACAGCAGTAGAAAAAGCAGACGAAACCAAGGGCATCACTCTTCAGGGGATCGTCGACGCCATCACATCTGCTGACCCCCGGGCGGAGTTACCAGACTTCTTAAGCACCTCGGGAAGTGTTCTGGCTTTTTTAGAGGAGAATGTTTTTGAATATACGGGAGAGCCGGGCTATGGGTTCCACACGGAAAAAGACCTGAGTAGCCCTGACGGGGAAATCCGCAAGGTAGTCGAAAAAGAGTTCCCGGACTTCTCTGCCCGCCGTGCCCTAAAGAACATACCCAGCTTGGCTGAGTTCGAAGAAGCCTTCCCTCAACTTCTTGAGTATAGGGGCAAACCTTTCCCGCTGACCGCGGAAGAGTGGGTCAAGGAGCCCGCTCTGGAGTCCTTACTAGTCTGGGCGCGACGGCAGCCGGCCCCTCTCCGACAAGAAGAGGTCGCTACTTTTGTATCCATATACCTGAGTTCTTTTGACTTCGTCGGGGCCCCCGACCACAAACGCATAGTATTAGCTCTCAGCGGCGGTAGACCCGGGGAGTTTGGGGGTGACGGAGATGGCAGTGCATTTTTTCACCACCGTCTCCACGAATGGTTCGATGTAGGTCGCGGACTCATAGAGAAGTTGGAGGGAATGGCCGCTTCTTCTGAAGAGCCAGCTTACCCCTTCACGTCAGTCACTACCGAGAAGCGGGAGGAACCGGAAGACTTGATTGATGCGTATCTGGCTATCGCGAGAAGTTACGCCATGGAGGAAGCGACAGGGGACAAGGAACGGGATAACGAGATTCTTTTCCAACACATCGCTAAAGCAATCGAAGACATCTCTCGGGCGACCTTCCGTTATGACATTGACCCGGATGCGGTGCCTGCGTTTTTGTCATCCTGGGACTTAGATAGCAATCCGATTGATAGGGTTAGGTTGAATACATATTTGTGGCGTTTCTACGGTGACGCAGTTCCCGGGCTCGACTTAAAACCTATAGTTGAAGGGGTCAAGACAAACCCTGTGGACGGGTCTTCTTTTCCGAGGCAAGAGGCTTACGCCGTCTTCTTGGAAGAAGGGCTAGTAGGCCTGTTTGACTTAGTACAGACGGCCCCCTCCACCCGGCAAGCGAAGAGTTACCTAAAGGTATTACTCGCCGTGGACATTGAAAATTTAAATAGACTTTCCGAAGAAAGGTCTGTTGAGGACGTCATCAAAAATAAGAGGTTCCTTGACGGACTTAGGGATGAGGCCCAATTACACGACGCCTTCCGCCTGCAGGAGTTTTTACCTTCCTTGACCAAATGGTTGGCCCAAGCTGCAGAATCGGACAACAGGGTACCCCTCTTCGGCCTTGTAGACTTAATCGGAGCGACCTCCGAAATTCTTAGGTCTCTTCCCTTCCCTCCTGTCGGAGGGGCCTTTGACGACGGGACAAAAAAGACGTTTGGTGAGCTACTCGCAGCCACGGACCTCGCCGTTGATCGATTTTTAAAGGGAGAAGCCGACGACATATTCAGAGAAAATGACCTCCTGTCTACTGCCGAAAATGTAGTAGGGATAGTAGTAAGAGGTGACCCTTACCTTGAAGGGTCGGGGCTCAGTCGTCGGGCGAAAGCACTGCAGCAAAAAACCTACGAAGCACTTTTTAGTCAAAGATACGAGAGTTTGTCTTCTCTTTTCCAAGGAGAAAGCCCAAACTTCCGAACCCTAAAACGACGGAGGATATTTGACAATAACCTTCCTCTTTACGAGAAAGGGAACGATCTTTTCTGGTCATACCTAGCCGAAAAAATCAGTGACGCAAACTTTGAAGAGACCGTGGCGACAATGGTTCTGTTTGCAGAGGCAATCTCGCACCTGGAGAAACGGGCTGCTGCTAACTTTTTTAAAGAGAGTAACCCAGACGAGAGCCTGGCTTTAAAGTTTTTGAAAGAATTCAAAAGGAAGTTGGAAGATGAAGGCGAGGACTTCCGAACACGAGTTCTCGAAAGGTTCTTCGAAGAAACCCGGAGCGAGGATGCAAACCTGTCCTCCTTCGTGGGGTCGCCGGCTTTCTTATTCATATCCCTTTGGGGTATCCCAGAATTCATCACAACCAAGTTTACAAGAGCTTGGTTCGATTTGTTTTGGAGTCCTGACAAGGAATCCCCCATCAATCAGTCCTTCTTCGAGAGTCAGGCTGGGTGGGAACCTTGGACAAACCCTGACCCATGGCTTCTTTCAGAGTATTGGCCTTTGTCCCCCGCCAACCGGGCGGGGAAACCTGATCATTTTTCCATAGACCAATCCTACCTAAATTACCTCTTGGAAGGCTCTATAAACAGGCCCCCCAACGTCGACGAAGAGTTTTTACTAAAACTTTCTGATTTTGCGGCGGCGAGCGCAGAGAACGAAAGGGCCAGAGGGTTACGCATGGGAGGTATTTACCCTCAAGAGGAGGAGTTAGCGAAGACAGCCATCGTTATGAACCGCATGCTCCAAGAGCGTGTCACCGCCACTCTTGACCCCGACGCGAGGTTCCTGACTCAACTCTTTAAGGATGACCCCGATTCACAACGCAGGTATCGCGACAATATCAAAAAGGTATTCCCCGCTTCTTTCCGAGACTTCGACACTTATCTGTCCGCGGAAGAATACATAACAAACAGGCCGGGTTACCGGGAACCGAGGGTGTTAAAACACCCGGGGGGTCCTGACCGCTATGACATTTTAGTGTGGGAAGAGGACACTCAGAGTTGGGAGCCCTTAACTGATTTCAGAGGGCTTGACCGGCATGAGATGGAGCTACGGATTGCACGAGGAGACTCCCCCATCTTTTTACCAAAAGACCTCAAAACATATATCTACGATGAGGGGACGAACGGCCTCGTCGACGACCTTGACGAACCTTTTTTTAACCCCTCAGGCCCAGGGCCGGAGACTGATAACGGTTACTGGTCTCTCGAAGACCCTGAGTCCCACAAGGCGCAGGCGACAGAAAGGCTCCTTGCTGAAAACGAAGCCAACAGGTTCGTCCAAGTCGTTGGCCGTTTGAAGCAACTCGGGGTTGACGTCCGGATCCTTTCACAGAATACGGGCACCGACTTCACTGCGATGGAGAACGGGGCTGCAATTCAAATGAAAAGCGGAGACCGTTTGGTCTACCTCGTTGTCTCTGACTTGACTCAGCCTAGTGGCATTAACCTTCGGGTCGCTTTGCATGAGGCAACCCACACGATTCTCGGTAAGCAGGACCCGCGGGTTGTCCGTGCCGCAGGAGAGTTCATGCGTGAATACCTCGACCGCCCCATCACCGACGCTGGCAACCCAGTTGAAGTTATGACTGAGGGGTTGGCTGCCAAGTTGCAAAAGGAGGGATTTGAAGAATCCGCCAGCCTCGCCAGGAGTATCATTGACGCATTGATAGAAGCCTACCGCACGATGATTCTCAACATCCAGTTGGCGATGGGCCGCACTCCCAGCCCCGAGGCTGCAGCGAGATACCTTGAACACAAGATGCGCCGGTTCCTCTCCGGGCAGTACTCCGGGACCTCTATCTTCTCCCACATTGGGGGGCCTGTCCCTTCTCTCACCAATAGGTTGGGGTATCACAAACCTGCTCCTGGAGAATTACCGGAAGCCATCCTCACCCGAGACGGGTGGGTGGTTCCCGAAGTCTTCCCTGACCGGGTAGACGATGTCGAGTTCAGTCTTCAGATGCGTCCGCCGAGCCATCTGCAAAAGGCTGTTAACGACGTGTTGTCAAACGCAACGAGCTACGCGACGGACACTCCTGTAGGGGAGTGGGAGAAAAACTTCTTGGCCCCCAGGGGAGAGGTCTCCTATGAGGCTGCTGTTGACGACCCCGAGTCTGCCGCGAGTGTTACGGAAACCCGGCGGGGAAATTACGCTGGTACCGCGGACGAGGCTCTTAAAAAGATCAAGGAGTCTTCTCAAGAACCCGGGAGAAAAGAACTGGCTACTCTTCTAGGTAAGATGGCGAAAACGGCTAGGATTGACTTAAAGAAGGTCCCGATGATCTTAGCCCCGGAAGCCTCTGACCTCCTTGGGAGGTTTTCCCCGGGGGTGTCCGAACTCACCTCTCTTGGGAGTAGCCTGGATTCTTCGTTCCGTTTCAAGGCGGTTGCCACCCCCCTCATTGAGATCAACAGCAATGAAGAAGGTAACACGGAAGCTACTGTCCTTCACGAGATAACCCATGCGGTGACGTTTTCTCTTCTTGAAACCCTCCCCCTTACCTTTGAGGGGGTTTGGGACTTCAACGACTTGCCCCCTGCGTTGCAACAAAAGTTTCAGGGCAAGGCGCGTGACCTTGTCACCTCCCGGGGGGTTGCATCTGTGGATGCCTCCGATTACCTCAACGCTCCCCAGACGAGGGCTCTCTTCTATGAGGCTATGATGTCGGGAGACCCTACCGGAGAACTGGAGATTATCCTCGACACCTTTAACACCCAAGGCCCTGCCCGGCGGGAACAAATGGAAGGGTTGGTTGAAATGGTAGCAATGCACCACGCGTTAGTCAAAACAGTCAACCGTTCCCTGTTCCAACGGGTAAATGGTGGGGTTGAACTGGACGGCAGACTTGAAGGGGCCCTTGCGAGGTATGAAGACTCCGGCCTCGACCCGAACAACATGTTCACAGAAGATCCAAACGAAGCGAACCCTGCGGAAGGCAAGTACTTGGTTCCGGTCAACCGTTCGGATACTTATTCTTTGTCGAATCTCCACGAGTTTGTCTCAGGCTTTTTTGAGAACACTGCTCTGTGGTTGGACCCCGACGGTTCCCCAATTAGGATGCACGACCTTCTTCGTAAAATAAATTGGCCGTCTTCCCCAAAGCAGGGAGGTTTCTTCTCCCGGCTGTTACGGGCAATCAAACAAATCCTCAGGATACCCGAAGGGTCAGGGGCGGATGCTACCCTGAACAACTTGATAAAAATTACTTCCATCCCCTTGGCAACCTCGAAGCCCCTCCTCCACAGGGTCTTGAAGAAACCCAAAGCGGGGAGCCCCGCTCCGGACGAGTCTCCTGAAAAAGCCACTGCCCGTTCTTATGCGGTTATCGCAAAAGAACTCGACAGGGTCTACCGCAACATGGCGAAGGCTGCGGGTATGCCTCCGCAAGAACTTCTCCAAAAGTATCTGAGGAACCGGGTCCCCGGGGACATGCTTGAAGCTACCGCCAGTGCTTACCCCGATGTGGTTAACACGACGCTGGAAGACCTTGGGGTTATCAGAGACAAGACTGTCCAACACATGGAGAGGAAGATTGCGAGTACGAGGAAGCTGCTCCAAAAGATCCAAGACAAGAACAACAGAGCAATCGAGAAAGACGACCGCGAGTTTGCGAAAGCGTCGAAGGCTTTGGGCGCAGTGCTTGATGTCATCAACAACGATGAAGTCCTGAACGTGTCCTTGAAAGATAAGTTGAGGGTGCTTCGCCAAGAACTGGGCAACCTCCAAGAGGGTAGTCGGATCGGTGGAGTCATTCAGGAGATCGAAGCTCAGATGGGCAACCTCCGTGGGGCCCCCATCCCTGACTTTTACTTCGAGGCTCTCGAAGGGATGTCCCAAGAAGACCCGGCTTTCTTTGTTGAAGCTCTCGCCGCCCTCGACCTCGACTGGAAGAAGTTGTCGAACGTCGACGCCATCACTCAACTGAAAGGGTGGGCAGGGAATAAGAACGCGGGGAGGCTGACCAACGAGAACCGGCGTGCCCTCCAGATACTGGTCACAGACAACAAGTTGATGGCAACCTTTGTTGCTTTCGCCAAGGCAAACCAGTTGGATGTCGACGTCCTCGGTTCCCGGTGGGACAATGCCTTCGACGCGTTGAACAAGAACGTCGAAGACGTTTCTAAAACCAGCGACGAGGCTCTCCAGGAGGTCCTTGCAGAACTTGATTCCATCCCGGCCATCGCCGCCAGACAGGACAGGGTGAAAAGGGAACTCTCACTCCGTCGCCGTAAAATCACAACTCTCCGGAACCGTCGGAAAAGAATCGAACAACGGAACGCAGAAATCAACAAGATGCTGAGGGTCCTTACGGACGAGATTGAAACATGGAGAGCAGAACTCGGAGCCTACGCTCACTTCGATGCGGCCCCCGGGCAACCCTATATGGAGATGGACCCTGTGGCAGGAGGGGAGATTAAAGCAAGGCACGTTCTTTCGAACGACCCGGCCGATGCTGAGGACATGTGGAGGACAGTCTACGTCTCCAACCGGGGTTGGCTTGAATCCAATAAAGACCAGCAGGGCACTTCCCTTTATACACAGGTTGAGCAAGTCACCAACAGGTTGATGTATGAGATCATGTTTGACCACGCGCATCTGCAGACCCGGTCGTTTATTAACAATCGCCTGTCTTCTATCAGCGAACTGTTCGGCGATACCGGGACACAGTCGGGCAAAAATGTTCGCCGACGGATGCTCCGGTGGGAGAACATTCTTAAACAACTTGATGAAGAAACCTCCGCTGATGCAAGAAGGTGGAGTGCGGCCGCCATTCGCGCAGCGAAGGCGGCCGGCTACGGAGGCAGTTACCGACAGTTCTTGGAAGAAATCCGAAACCCTGTAACCTTCGCCCTTGAGAACGAGGTCGGGATTAACTCGGACACCGCCTTTGCAAGGAAGGCCGTCGACCTTGCGAACTCCTTGTTGGCTAAAGCTCCTCCGGTAGGAGAGATAGACCCCGAATTCTCCAAAGTGTTTGTGGACCTTCTCTTCCTTGACCGGGACATTGCGCGTAAGCTGGATGCAAAGAGGGAAGAACTCGGGGTGGCCATCGAAGACCCCATGTCAAGTATCATTGACCCCGTTACAGGTAAGACTAAAACAACTACCCGTCTCCGGGGTGTGCGCCAGGGTGCGACAACAGTCCCCCGTAAGGTAGACATGCCTTACCTCACAAACATGTTTAACATGATGCAGGAACTGGGGTGGGGCCGTGAAGAGGGGCAGATGAATCTTTTCGCGACCTTGGCCGAGCTGCGAGGGCAAGAAGTGGAGACCGGGCAAGAAGTGCCCCCCGAAGACCTTGCACAAATCCTCGCCCCCCTTGTCGAAGCTACCTTCCCTGAACGAGTCGTTGACAGATTCCTCGAGCCGAGCATCCGTCACAATGTTTCTTTGTTCAAAGGGTTCGAGCCTTCGCAGGTTATCGACGCATGGGACACAACAGGAGGGAACATCCTTAACTTCTTCGGAAGCCTTTACGAAAGACGTGAGCAGGAAGACGAAGAGACTTTAGCCAGTTTCCTTCTCCGGAACTTTGGGGCAATACATGCACAGTATAAAAGATACGATACGGTAATGACTCAGACGGGCCGTAACCGCGACCCGCTGGAAGCCCAACGCAGGGACTCATACACCGCACCTCATTTCCTGACAGACGCCCGGTCAAACGTCATGTTCCCTTCGGAGTTCTTCCAGTATGTGGAGTTTGAACCACAAGTTATGGTAACACATATCTCCCAACTCGCCTTGAACGCAGCGTTCGGCAGAGGGGGTTCAGAACTCGACGTCCTTATGGAGAGGGTTGTCGGAGAAATCGAGGCAAGGCTCGAGGAATTGCGACCCGGGTCGAAGGAAAGGGTTCGCATGGAGGACTTAGCCAAGAGCGTCCATACGTGGAAGACCGAGATTGAGAACTGGTTTACCACGAGCGACGTCGGGCCAGGGGCGGACATGAGGCTGTTCGGCGAAACCGTCTCGACCCTTGTATCCAACGTGTTGAACAATCCGAAGACAGGGGCGATGCAGTTGCTTACCCCTGCTGCCGACTTCTCTGTCTTCTACCGTGGGGTAAACGGGTACTCCCTCAAAGGGAGTAAGGAGGCGATCAAAGCCTTCTCCAAAAGTCTTTCCGGGTCCTTCCTCGGGGACTTCCTTAAGATGTGGACCCCGGAACAGACCATCTACGAGAAGTGGATTGCGGATATGCTCCTGCGTAACCGTGAGAACATGCTCGACTTCAAGACGTTCATGTCGAACAAGGGCCGCGAAGGTCAACTTGAGGAAGGGCTGACCAACGCCGCCATCAAAGGGATGAAGGGGTGGCGTCGTCTCCTTGATAAACCGTGGAGCCGCGGCCGAGCGACCTCTTACGGCGGGTTCTCCCCGCAAGGTATCTTTGGTTATATTGGAGGCCTCGCCAACTACTCGACCTCTGTGGGACACTTCAATGTCTACTACGACCTGGTCAAACAGATAGTCAAACACCTCCGGGATTTCCCCGAAGACATGGAGAACCCCCGGTTCAGCATTACCTCAGAGAGGATGCTCCGCAAATTCAAGAAATTCGGGTGGGGTTCTGAGGAGACGTTGAAGATATTCCGGTCCAGCACCAGCGACTTCCTTGGCAAAAGCATCGAAGACCTTGCGCGTGACGTGGCCCGTAGGCAGGATGCCGGGGTCCCCGAGCTAACCAAGGCAGAGGTTACCTCTATCATGCAGATAGCTGAGAACCACATCTCGCTTAATGCTTCTATAAACAACCGCCCTTCCGCCATCATGTCGGGACCTTTCCGCCATGTATTCCCCTTGTGGGGCTGGCCTCTCCGCAGGATGAAAGAAATCAACGACGGGTTTACTGACGAGCAAGGGCAGATGCAATGGCACCTGGCCATGGGCCAGTTGGCAACTCTCGCTTTCTATGTCGCTCCCATCGGGGTAGCGTGGACTCTTCTATCCGACTGGTATGACGAAATCCTTCAAGGGAAACAGTCGAACCTTCGGAAACTGGATTGGGACAACCCCGTCAGCATAAATAATTTCCTCGCCGCAACCGAGCGCATGTCCCGTGCAGGGACCTATGGTATGGGCGGGGACTTGTTCAACGAGATGGTCAACTGGACAGACCCTTCGGGCAGCGGGGCCCGCACCTTCTCTCTCGACGACAGGGTGTTGTTCATGTCCGCCATGCACAATGTAATTGGAGGGATGAGGAACATCCTCAACCAGCGTGGGGCAACCTATGAGACAGTGGGGCGTCCGATGATGCAGGCTCTCGGGGGCAATGGCCTTTTGCACCTGACCAACATCACCAACAATTTCTTTGAGACGGAAGCCATACCTTTCCTCGGGGAGTTCACCGAAGCCGAGCGCAGGGTCAATACGAAGATCAATGTCAACAACATCCTCCGGGCGGCCGGCCGGGCAAATCAAATCGAACTCAAGGGAGGGGGCGGGTACTCGTCTCCGACCCCGATGTCCATGTGGGTTCGCCGGATGCAACTCGCCGCCTACATGAACGACAGGGAAGAGTTCCTCAAGGCCTACCGGTTCGCCGTTGAGGCTGCGTCTTCGTTGGGGAAGGAGAACCCCGAGTCTTCTGTGAAGAGGTCCTTCTCTTCCAGACACCCCCTGCGTTCGACGTTCCGTCAGAAGCCGTCTGACGCGGACGTTGCACGGATGCTTGCCAGCCTCCACTCCCCTTCCCGCAGGGATGTGCAAGAGGCGATAGCCTTACACGAAAAGTATGATGAACTCATCGGGGCCTCATCCTCTGTTGGCCGAACATCCTCTGCGGTACGCAAGACCAAAAGAGGAGGAGGGGGATCCTCCATCCCTTCTCTTGAAGGGCTTGGCCTAGACTCTTTGGATATAGAGCTTCCGTCCTTAGACAACGTCGCCCCCCGACTCTCGTCACTTTAGTTCTCTTGGTTCAGGAGGCTACTCCTGCATGGGTGCCTCATTTTCTTTAACGCCTTATGCTCGATCTGTCTCACCCTTTCCCGGGTGATGCCCATCAGTTGCCCAAGCTGCTCGAGAGTGAGCGACGCGCCGGGGTAGTTCTTACCAACGTGTTCGTAGGCTTTGTCGAGACGGAGGTCCGCGTTCTCCCCTCCCGGGTATTCTTCAATGAGGGACTCGATATAATAATCCAGGCCGATTTCAGTCTTCTTGTTCATGGCAGTATCCTTGTGTAGTTGTTGTCGTGGAGTGTCCGACCAGCTTTGCTATGTCTTCGAGGGTCTGCCCATTCGCCTTTAGCCGGGTAACGAAAGCATGCCGGAGGGAGTGAAAAGAAATCCCGGAGAAGTTTGCTTTGCGAACGAGGTAACGGAACGCATCGGAGGAAGGCTTTGTCCCAAAGATTTCAAACTCCCCGTATTCTCGGGGGAAGATGAGAACCTCGTCCAACCTCTCAAGAGAATCGAGCTTATCCATCAGGCTCCTGGGGACAGGGACAGCCACTCGCTTGTCCCGCTTCTTGGTCCAGACCTCAACGGTTGACTTCTCGTGGTTCAGTGAATCCCAGTTCAGGCCGATGATGTCGTTGAGTCTGAGCCCCGTGTGCCATGAGACTTCCATAGCCAGCAACAGGAACCTTATCCGATTGCGTAACTTGCGAGACCTCCTGTCCGGTTTGAGGAGGTGGTTCTCGAGGTATGACCTGAGCCTCGAGAACTCGTCGTGGGTTATGGGGTTCACCCTCTTCCCTTCTCTTTGCCGATGGTTAAGATCCGCGACGCGGATCTTAACCAGACCAGCAGGGTTACCAGAGATATGACCTTTAAGATTCATCCACTTACAGAAGGACCGGGCGGAAGCCAACCGCATGTTCCGTGACTGGTAAGACAGCCCCTTCTTGTTGACAAACCCCGAGATAACGACCTCGGTCAAGCTGTCCGGCGGGTCTCGTTCTATGCAAGCCTGAGACAACATGCCCTTCACGAAGCATGAGTAGACTTTCGTCGTGTTCTTTGAGCAGACAGTTCCGAGCCACGCTTCCCAATAGGGTTCCAGTTCGCCCAGGTTTTGACAACTGCCGTGCGTCAGGGACTGTATCACGTCCCGGGTTAACGCTTTGGCTTCAGCGGCCATCTCGATTTGTTCGATCTTCGCCTCCTTCACCAAGGCTTCCGCCTTTGCTTTGTCCTCTGTCCCGAGGCTACGCCTACACAGGTTGCGAGTCCTTGGGTCCCGGAAGGAGACCTCCCACTTTCCGTATCTATTTTTTGTTAACTTCATAATATCTATTATACCCTAACTTTAAACGGTTTGCCATCTTACTCCATTGTTTTTCGCACTCCGACTCAGGCTGGAGACCGCCTTGAGTTCTGTAGTTAATCACATGGTCCATTAGAATTTCATCTGCATGCTTTACTTCGATGTCGTTTACCGAAGGTCGCCCCTTTAAACACAGGGACGAGACGTCCTGTTTATCGGAGACCCTGTCGAACATGACCTCCTCAATCGAATTTGAATTCAACACGCACCATATCCTGACGTCCTTGGGGGAGTTCAACCGGAACACCCGCCCCATCGCCTGGTTCTTGGACGCATAGTTCCACTCAAGGGAGCCGACGATGAGGTTCGGGCACTGGGCAAAGCTGAACCCTTGTGCCATCTTTATGCCCATCAGCATCACGGGCACCTCGCCCGACTTGAAAAGGTTGGACTGAGCTGAGTGGTTGTTTGAGTTTGTCTTTGAATCGACACGGGCCGTCGGAACCCCAGCGGCATGCAGACGCCGCTGGAGTTCCGATGTTTGACCCGTTCGACTGGAGACCACAACCACTTGTTCACCACGTTCGAGACATTCTCGAATTAAATTCAAAAGAGTGAGTAGCTTCGGGTTCATGCTTGACCTGACGAAGGAGTAACTCGCGTTCAACTTCACGTCCATCGGGTCAGCGCACACCCCACGCAGGTAGGTATGCTGAACAAGATGAGAGTATTTCCCCTGCCCTGTGAGAGGAGACTGTGAGGTGGCGTAAGCGGCATACATCCTTTCTTGTTCAACCCCGAAAGGAACACGAACGTCGATGACATTACATTCCACGAGGGATGGGTTGCATCTTTTCTTGGTTATGAAAGCGAGGCTTGACTTGAGTATTCGTAGTAAAGTGATTGCGTTGGTGACCGTTGAGCTGGTCGTCCTGACCTTGCGCTTAATCCCTTGTGCATAGTTCTTCCTCGTCGCCGTCTCGTCGACCTCTGTGGACAGGAACCTCTTGGCAAAGGCGAGGTCCCCCCGGGCTACATAAGGCCAGGCTGCGTTCCCAACGTGTCCTTTAAACCAATCGGGGACACACAGCCACCCCATGACAGGGAAGATGTCTCTGATATTGTTCGGGATGGGGGTGGCTGAAAGGGCGTAACGGTATTTAGCCCGGAGCCTCAGGAAGGCTGCCGTTTTCTTGGCCGACATCGACTGCATAAGGTGAGACTCGTCCAGGAGAACCATGTCGAACTGGTCACCAACCTCTGTCGCAATCGAGGGCTTGGCGATGCACTGTATGCCGTGAACATTGGAGTGCCCTATGTTGTCCCAAGGCGTCGCCCGGCCGGGCCGGGTGACGCCCATCTTCTTTGCCACTTTTTTCTCGTAGTCCCCCTGGGTCCAAGACTCCGGCAGAGCCTCGACAGCCCCGTTCAAAAGATAAGCATCCGGGTAAGTAATGAACACCCCTTCGGGAAGTTCCCCTCCCGGACCCCGCAACTTCAAGAAATCCGACCGCGAGAACAGGCGGTAAACCGGGTAGTTGGGCGCGAACCTTCGTATCTCCTGTTCCCACTGTGCCGGGTCGTAATGTATCTCTCCACCAACTCCCTTGACCGTGCCCTTCGGTGCCATAATGAGGACTCGGGAGGCTTGTTTGAGCAGCATGAGAGATATAGCCACAAGAGTCTTCCCACAACCAGTTTCAGCAGCCGCCAAAGCGTGAGACTTGCACGCCAGCCGGGCAATATAATCTTTCTGCCCGGGGTAGTAATTAAAATTGGAAAGGACTTCGTGGGTTTCGAGGAGGTCGATGTTCTTGTCATAGGTCTTTGGCTTTAACTCTTTCACAGTTTCAACTACGGGACGTTTAAATGCAACCCATAGCATGGCAAAATCAAACAGCCCCGCACTGGCGTCAATTCTGAAAAGGTTCGAGTCCACAAATGTGCAGACTCTTTGATCGGCATTAACCTTAACAGCAACATCACCGCCCCTGCGGTAGCAGGAGTGGGGGACGGACGACATCGACTGGGTAACCGGGTCCCATTCAGGTTTGTTCCGGGTGTAGTAACGAGTGTAGGAGCGGGGAGTAAGGGAGACCCTGTATTTTTTCCCTGCCGTGAAGGCCTTCCGGCCAACCGCTGCATTGATCTGGGTTGGGTCGACGCACTCAACCTCCCCTTGGTCGCCGAGGTAGGAGATAAGTTCGTAATCTGAGGGTGCATAGAAGGGGGCGCGGAGGTCCTTCCTTTCTTTGACCGTCTTCCTATATGTTTCTTTAAACTCGTCGGTGATGCACACCCCCTGCCGTTCCCCATACTTCATAAGATACCGCAGGGCGTTCCGGGAGAAGACTTCCTGGAACATATCAGGGATGCTCTCTCCTTTGACTTGACGGATGGCCTGCCTTAGCTGCGAGCCTCCCGGGGGTTCAGCGGGGAGGACCTGCACTGCTCCTCTCCTTGTTAAACTAATGGTCGTCTGCATACTGTGTGTCTCCTTGTCTGTTGTTTCTTTTTAGCCCCCTCTCCAAAAGAGGAGTGGTTGAAAGTGTTTTCATAAAGTGAAGGGCCCCCGGCGTCCGTCGCCGTCGCCGTAGCCGCAGCCGTGGCCGCAGCCGTGGCC